CATGGCTGCGCACGTGTCATCCGTGATCGTCGAGCACTCGAAGCACTCAAGAAGGCGGCGGAACAATGACTACCATCGAAGAATACGAACAACAAGCTCTCGAAGACTGGCTTGCACACTTCCATTCATGTGCAGAAAGCCTTGGCATCGATTCAGATTACCAGGAGGAGCAGTATGCACGTGAGTCCTGGCATGATTGCAAAGAGATCAAGTTCATTGAATACGACTCTGTGCTAAAAGTGAAGTGGGAACATCGATGTTGGTGGGCAGATTGTCCTCATCCACGTAACTTCATTGGCAGCTACAGTTGTGTTTTGATTGACATTCCTGTCGATGGTTGGGAAGAACCCTATGTTCGAGCCAAGCGAAAGGAGCGTGAACAAGAATGACCATGGCAAAGCCTTGTGCCAAGTGTGGGCAATACTATCCCGGTGATTGTCTAAAGTTTGGATGTCAAGATTCGAAATGCACATGCGACGGATGTCTTACTGCAATGAATCGATTAGAAGAAGAAGACCATGGAGAGTGGGACTGATGTGCGTCAAGTGTGAAGCCTGCAATCAGACGTACTTCTGCAAACACAATCAACGTCTTACAACTGGTGAAGTTGTACGTTGTGAATACAACTTCATGTGGGTTCAAGCTTGTATGCTATGTCAACCCAAGTAAGGGATCAGTGAGATAGCAACTTGAACAGTTTCGAACCCACCGACCAAACCGAGAGTAAGAAATGAAACAAGCACGTTAAGTCGAATCAGACTTTCGAGGTTGGACTCTTTCTCAGCTCGACGTTCTTCACGTGTCATAAGCCACTGTGCGAATCGTTCGGTCTTGCTTGGTGCTTTCGTTTCTTCAATTAGTGTTTCTTCAGACATTTTAATTCCTCAATTAGATTTGTGCGCCCATTCGGATCGCTTTGATTTCACTCTCAAACAATTCTTGAGTGAACCCGGAGGTCAAGTCACCTGCAGCGCCTTTCTCCTGGATAATACGTGCACGACGTTCACCGCCGTATCTGCCGACAATCTCACCAACCTGAGCGCCAAAACGTGCAGCCTTGAATAGCGGCAAGCCCTTGACCTTACGTGGCAAGTCAAAGATGTCGAACATTAGCAACTCAATCAACGTCCGGTTCTTGTTGTAGCTGATATGATCGTAGAAGTCGCATCATGTATTCATGATCTGATTCTTCCTTGGCCTTTGCTTGTAGGATGTGTCGGCATCCGCTAAGATCCATGCGGTCAGCAGACACGGTGGCAACAATAACAACTCTGTAAGAATAAACTCGATCACTTGCAGTAGGTTTCATTGAGCCCAGTTGGTTGTCACTGTTTAACGTCGTACCGCCGTAAGCACCTGTGTCAACGTGAATAGAGTATGCGTGGCAGCGGGCGTAAATAGTCTCATCAAAACTTAACTTCGTTTGAGAACCGGCAAAGTTTCCGTACAGAGCAAAATAGACTGCATCTTGATCGTTCATTGGTGAACTTGTCATAATGTCGCATAGAACAACTGAATCTCCCGGTGCGACGTTAAACAGCTGTGGGTTCAACAATTCTTGAGTTCCGGCTGCCTCGAAGAACAATGTCTTCTCTTCCATCGCCATTCCTGCAAGGTCAAAGTAGTTCGATGACACGAAGCCACCGCTGCTAACCTTTGACCAACCTTGGGAAAGCGTTGGGTCAAGTTCCCATTCCGCTCCTACTTTGTTAATAGAAAGGAAACCATGTTCTTTGGTAAGCGTCTTCATTTCTTACCACCTTTCTTTTTCTTAGATCCTTTCCAAGACTTAGCTGCTTTCTTGAAGCGTGCCTGATGAGTCATACGCGGATGAGCCTTCTTCAGACGTGCAAGTTCCTTCTTCATGTATTTGTTATATGCAGATGGCGCACGTGCGACAGTCTTGACTGCCTTCTTGACTGCTTTCTTTCCAGCCTTCTTTGCTGTTGTACGTGCTTCTTGTTTTGCACTTTCAACAAACAGCGCCTTGAGTTCTTCAAGGGTTCCTTCGACTTTCACCAAGGTAAACACCTCAGTTGTCTGCAGCTGTCGATTGGATTGCAATGGCCATGAAGTCCTTTGCACTTAGAGTCACGATGGAACAGTTGACACGAATGGTTGCGTTGATTTGATTGACACCACCAAGGTTCTCTGCATATCCAGTGATGTAGAGTTGATCGTTGACAACATATCGTCCGTCATCGCTGCCCTTGCCAAAATTGTCTGGGTATTGATCCATGTTGATTTCAAAGGTTGCTGCTGTGCTCTTGTAAATTGCAGCTGAAGAAACCAAGGCTCGATCATTGGCAAAAACCAATCCACCACGGTTAAGGTCGGTCAATTGAATTTGCATGAATGAATCTCCTGCCATTGCATTTTCAAATGAATCAGTTGGAGAAGTGCCTTGGAAGATGTATTCGACACTGTGAACCTGAAGTGCTTGACGATCACCAACGTCAACGTATGAACCAAGGTCAATGGTTGCAAAGGTTTCAGTTGCATCTGCAGTCATTGTTAGTCGTTCGCTTAGGGTAAATACTGCTGTCTTTTTTGTAGCCATTCTAATCATCTCTTGGAGGTGTCCGGGGGTTGTTTTTGTGCATGACGTACCAAACCGGTTCCCCCGGACAACGCAAGTACCCCACATCCAGCACTTAATCTTCTCTACCGGTGGCAAAGGATCGGAGTTTTGCTTACCACCCTCGCTTCGCTCCCCCGACCTCCACCCCTTAGCGTATAGCCCCCGCTATATTATTCTGCTCACCCCTTTTTTCAGAAGTGACTTAGGCATAATATTATTATTAGTGACTCCTTGGACTAACTATGGGGAACCAGTACAGCATAACGGTGAGCGATGAGACGGATAAAATCCTGCGAGACATGAAAGACCAAGGCTACAAGATGTCACAGATTGTAGATGCAGCGGTATCGACCATGGGCAAACATGGCTGCGCACGTGTCATCCGTGATCGTCGAGCACTCGAAGCACTCAAGAAGGCGGCGGAACAATGACTACCATCGAAGAATACGAACAACAAGCTCTCGAAGACTGGCTTGCACACTTCC